AAGAAAGCTGCAAATTTAGAAGCTACAAAAAAAGAAGTTGAATTGTCTGATGGGACAGTCTTTGAGATGTGGGTTGCCCCGTTAACGATGGCAGAAAGAGAAAGAGCACAAAAAGGATCTAAAACTGGTGATGCTAATGATTTTGCCTTAAGATTATTAATTTCTAAAGCTCAAGATGCAAACGGACAACGGTTGTTTGCTTTAGGTGAAATTGATGTATTAAAGAATGAAGTGAGAGATGCTGATCTTCAAACTTTGATGCTTGCTGTTATTACTGATGAGGAAGAATCACTTGACCCAAAGGATTAAGTAAAGAGCTTCGTAAAGATAATTTGTTAATGCTTCAATTTGGCATTGCTAAAGAGTTAGGGAAGTCTCTTGCAGAAGTTAGGCAGATGACGTTAGAAGAAATCATAGGTTGGAGTGCCTATTTTCAAGTTCTTAACGAAGATCAAGAGGAAGAAATGCAAAAAATCCGCAGACGTAGGTAAACTACGGTGAACGAAGGATTTTAATCGTGGCTATAGAATCAAGAATAGATATTGTTGTTAAAAATTTAAATAAACTTACTGATGTCTCTAAGAGTTTGCAAGAGATACAGAAATCTAATGAGCAGTTAGTAAAAGGATTGAATCGTGTAGAAAAAAGATTAAATAGTATTGGGAAAAAAGGTAGTGGTATTTTTTCTTCTATGGGTAGTGAAGCTAATACTGCTGCAAAAGGTGTAGGAGGGTTGGCAAATGCTTTAGGCAAAATGACTAGAAAAGCAGGAGGTCGCCAAGCAGGAGGTGGTGGTGGAATTTTATCTGGGATTTTAGGTGGAATAGGAGGAACGGCTGCAATTGGTGGAATGGGATACAAAGCTATTACGGACAGCATTAATGGGATGATTTCAGGGCTAAGAATGTCAATAGCTCCTGCAACTGCTTTTGAAAAAGCTTTATATGGAGTAGGAGATCAACTTATGGCTCATCCTGCGTTATATGGAGGAGCTGCTGTTGCTCTTATGGCATTAGCAGGGCCATTGAAAAATGTTGCGGTATCGGGTCTTGGGAAGTTAGCTCAAGCTTTAAAACGAAATGGACAAGAACTTAATGGAGCTTTTAAAGCAGGAATAATTAACAATACTAAAGGGTTGAAAGATTTCAAGATTGCGGTAGTTGATGCTGTTACTCAAATGAAGAACCTTGTAGTAGGGGCTTCTTTGAGCGAATTAAATATGCACGTTGGGAATGCTCGTAAAGAAATGGAAAGTTTTTGGCATATGACAAGAGGTGCTGAAGAGGCTGCTGAAAAATTAGCTATAGCGATGGCAGCTCAAAGAAAAGAACAAGCTGCACTTAATAAGTTACTTTTGCAAGCACAAGGAAAGAGTACCGCTTCAGCAGCAGAAAGAGCAGCTCATAAAACTTCTGCTAAATACAGACAAAGACAATTAGATATGGGATGGAACTTAGGTTCTTATACAGATCAAGAAGGCCAACAACAATTTATGTGGAGACAAGCTTCTCTTGATATAGCGAAAAAAGATGTTCAATTAGCAGAAGAGAGATTACAAGCCGTATTAGCAGAAGAAAAATCAGTAGCAAGAGCTAAGAAGTTTAGAGAGATGAGTCAACGACAAGAAAGGAAAAATAGAAAAGCAGATATAAATAGCAGATTTAGAGAAAATTTAATGTTAGGCGTTGGTTTCCCAATGCTATTTGGTGGAGGTGTTGGAGCTATTGCGGGTGGAGCTGGTGGAGCAATGTTACAAAGGAAAATGGGTACAAAAGGAGGGTTTGGTGCTCAAATTCTTCTTAGTGCCGCAGGTCAAGCTTTTGATTCTTTTGTTTCTCAGACAATCCAAAGTGTTACCAAATTAGGTCAAGCGTTAACAAGTGTTAGTGGTACGTTCCAGATGATGACGGAAAGATCTTTGTTTTCGTCTGATGCCACAAGAATACATGCTAAAAATTTATTAGATCAGGGGAAACGTACTGAAGCTGCTGCTTTGATGACAAAAGAGCTTACAAAAGCTTTAGGCCCAACAGCCGTTCAAGATTTAAAAGAGTTAGGAGAAAAAAGTAAAGAATTATCTAAGGAATGGGGCGTTCTTAAGACACAAATGGAATTACTTCTTGTAGGGCCGTTAACAGAAATGATTCAGATGCTAAGTAAAATAGTTAATCGTGAAACAGCAAAAAATAAATTAAGTAGTGTAATGCAAGAGTCTGAAAGACTTGGAGTTGGTAATTCTATTAATGCAGCTACTAAAGATGTAATAGCAAGAGAAGTATCAAAATTAGGAAATATAGGCAAACTTGATAGATTATTCCCTGGTGAGCAAGAATTTGTAGGTGGCTTGGGAGGTATTGATGTTAACGCTCTTGATGCAGAAGCGATATTAAAGATTGTAGAAGCATTAGATAAATATAATAAATCAATTGAACAATTTTCAACAGCGTCTAAAGATAAAATAGAAGGAATTTTACCTTCGGCAGAAGAGACTGATAAAGTTACACAAGCTTTTGAAGAAATTATTAGAGCACAAATTAAACTTAATGAAAGAACAGAACTTGAAAAAGAGATTGCTAATGCTATTAACGAAGAAGCAAGAATTGAAGCTAAATTAAAACTAGCAATATTAGATATTGAAGGGAAAATAACTGAAGAACAAAGAAAAAGATTAAAAGATGCTATTAAAGCAGGAGAAGAAACAGAAAAAGTAAAAGTAAAATGGGAAGACATTAGAGAGACTATTGCTAGTGGTTTAACAAGTGCAGTTGAAGGATTAATAGCTGGAACAAAGTCATTAGGTGAGTCATTAGCTGGTATTGCTAAATCAATTGCAAATATGTACTTGAAAGCAGCATTTATGAATATGTTGCCCACTAATTTAAAATTGGCAGAAGGAGGTTATGTTGCTAACGGCATCAAACCATTTGCTTCTGGTGGATACGCAACTAGACCAACCGTAGGACTTGTAGGAGAGGCTGGAGAAGACGAATACATCATTCCTGCATCAAAGATGGCTGCAAGTATGCAACGCTACTCAGCAGGTGCTAGAGGTGAAGCTGTTATTCCTGGCACTGGTTCGTCTTATGCAGGTGGTGGTGCAGGAGGATCTACCACTGTTAATTACTCTGGGCCTATATTGAACTTCAACTCTGAAGAGTTTGTTCCTAAGTCTGCTGTAGGACAAATTATTGCAACTGCCACATCTCAAGGTGCTAGAGCTGGAGAAAACAGAACTTTAACTACACTAAGAAATAGTAGAAGTGCTAGGTCGAGGTTAGGAATGTAATGACTGTTGTTGCCTTAACTGCTTTTGTTACCGTCAAACAAAAAGATGGAACAGTAGAACACGAATTTCAAAATGGAAAACATGGTGGAATAGGAGATTATGATTATCTTTCCTTTATTTATCAAGGAGCAGCAATGAATAGATCAGGAGATAATTTAGAAGCTTCAATTATCCTTGCTAACAATCCTTTGAGTATGTCTTATGTTAAAGACTTTGTAGAGAAAAAATATTACATACAGGTTGAGACTTTTCTAATGAATAATGATTTTACTGCTAAACAAGGAAATAAATTAACTGGTGAATATTGGTTAGCTGCTGGCATGAGATACGATCCAGAATCAATTGAGTTGTTATTAAGTTCTGCCATTGATGCTGTTGGTGCTAATGCTCCACAACAAACCTTGACTAAGGAAAGGTGTGCTCATCTTCCTTTAACAGGTCAATTACAAAATCTTTGAAGCCTTACGAACTAATAGGACTTGAATATCGTTTAGGATCTGATCCTATTAAGCATGGCACTGGTGATTGTTTGTCTTTGGTTCGTACAGTATTAGCAAATTATGGTTTTACTGTTCCAAAAGGAGAGCGTGATTGGTATCGAAGATTAAGAAGAAAAGACTATAGTATCTTTTTTGAAGAATTAAATCGGTGGGGAGTTGAATCACCCCCTAAACTAGGAACAATTGGTTTATGTCATAGCGAAGATGATTCCTATGGTATGGCTGCTTATTACGAGGACGGATGGCTGAGTTACCGAAGAACATTAGAAAACCAGGTGGTGATTTGGTCTCCGCTAGAAGCCCTTTCACTCGCAGGGTGTTACTTCCAACGGAAGCCGATCTCTGTAATGCACTTGGAATAACAGAAGAAGAATATTTTCAATTTTTAGAAGGTGTTGCAGCAAAGGTCAAAGAAAGGCCAGAAGCTTATGGAGTTGTTCCTAATATTTATGCAAGTGGAGTTGAACTTTATATTGCTGGACAGGGATTAACAGTTTTAGGTCAAATTGTTGTTGGTGTTGCTTTAAGTGTTGTTGCATATCTTTTAACACCTAAACCCCCAAGCATGAAGCAAGGGACAGGTGAAAGAACTGCTGACATGGCAGGTCTTAAGCGTTTTGCTCCTCAATTTAGTTTTAACAGCGTTCAAGATTTAGCAAATTTAGGTGATTTAGTTCCTCTTGTTTTTACCGATTTCAAAGAAGCCATACTTCCTACTGGTGGAACACAGACTTATGGAGGAGTCAGAGTTAATTCACAATTAATGTGGTCACAGCTTGTCAGCTTGGGTCGTTATCAACAATTAAAATTACTTGGTTTATTTTCTTTAGGTGAAATAGAAAAAAGGCCAGATTTTGAAGGCTATGCAATAGGAGATTTATTAATTAGTAATTATCACGCTAAAAAGATTTATAAATTAGCCTACCCAGAAGGTGACAATATTCCTTTCTTACGAGATGGAGGAATTATTCCTAATAATATTTTTAGAGTAGATGATGAAAGATATTTTTCAGGGACAAGAAATCCTACAACACAGGCAACTTTTGGATTAAGTAATCCAATGCCTAACATGACGTATTACAAATTACCTTATGAATTAGTTAGAACTCCTAGTAATACAGATACCGACGATGGAAGACCAGCAGGAAGAATAACATTTAAGAAGAGAAGAAAACTTCTTGGATCGTGGCCTATGAGAGCAGGTTTTATTAATGGCGGTAATTCTTCTCAAAAAGAAGGTAATAGTGATTTAACAGAAGGAACTGTTATTGAATATCAAATATTAGGTAGCGGTGATTTAGATGAAAATTTATACGATGGAGATGGTTATCAACAAAATATAGATACCACGAGGTTAACAATGGAACCTCATGGTCTTGATGATGTTAATGCTGCAACAAAAACAGTTAGAGAGACTGCTGATTCTGCAATTACAGAAGATGAACAATATATGGCAGGAACAGCTTTAGTTAATTGTCATCAGATAGACGAGATTGATCAAAAATGGGATGGTGTCCCTTGGTCTGGAACTTTTACTAGGCATTACAAATTTGAAGTAATAGAAGAAGGCAGGTATCACGCTAGCCCTTCTGGTGGATTAGCTAATCATATTGGTAATCCTAATTGGGATACAAACGGTAAGTTTTTTACTGTTAGGCCATCTCGGTTAGATACAGATGATCATTTTTATTATGAACAAAATTATAATGAATTATACGAGCCACATATAAGGTATGCACTGCAAAAAGCGACTTTAGGTACAATCTCTAACAATAGAAAATGTGATATTACCGAAATAGGAATCAAGTCAAAAGTTTATAAACAAATGACTTTTGCAAATGTAAATAGCAAACCTGAAGAAGATAAACTTTATGAAGTTTATGATGATCGGTCTACTTTAACTTTAGGACAAGTTAACAAATATATCACTAGATTTAGCTTCTTTAAATTACAAGTAAAAGTTAATGACGTATGGACATGGTTACAACCTGACAGCACAAGTGAGCCTAATCATTCTGGTTTATTTTGCGTAAGAGGTAATACTCCTGAATTTCAATATAACTATATAAGAATAGATCATCCAAAAGATGAATATGAGTTTAGATTTTTTCCTTGGCCTGGTAATGATGTAATAAAGGAAGTAATTGCCCGTGAAAATAATCCTATAAAGTATAGAGTTTGTTTGTTGAATGCAAATAAAGCGACAAATGTTGGTGACTTAGAGCAGTTCTCATCTAATGGTTTTACTGTCAAATTTGCGGGGAAAAGAAATTATCCTTTAACTAAAAGTGTTTTAAGTAATTCAGAATGGAATTTAGGACATCCAAGTAAAAACTTATTAGCAGGAGGATCTAGCACGGTTACTGGTTTCAATATAGATCATGCAGCTAATTATAATAATCCTTCGTCATCTAATCTCCCTTCGACTTCTCCAATCAGAACGATGCCAGGTTTCCCGAAGGCATCTGTTCGTGGCTATTCAGGTTATGAAGGGCCATATCACGATACTATTATTGTTCGTTTTGATAATTATCCATCAGCAGGAAAAACAACATGGAGTTTATATATAAATCCCAGTGATGTAACTCCAAATACTCAAGGGTTTAATGGCCCTGCATGGAATGGCCCTATTCATGCTAATTATCAAGGTTCAGACCCAACTCAAGTGGCTTGGCATTATACAAAAAATGATGGATCTGGTTTTGGTGGAAAGTTTCAACCTGTAGCTTTAGTTTTTGGGAAATCAAATTGGTATTCAGTAAAGAAAACAGAACAATATGGAACAGTTGCAACGCCTGTCATTAATCAAGAAGTAACTCTTGTCAATAAAAGTGTTCAAAATAATAGTGCTTCTGGTTTAAAAATTAATTTAACGGTATGGACAAATTTACCTGATAAGGATAGATATTATTCTGTTTGGGATTTGACTGATCCAGGTTCTAATTACACAGATAAAGATACAGTTACGATTCCTGCTAAAAGTTATAGCGGTAGCGTTCTTGTTCCAGAGCAAGAATTAACTTTAACTGTTGAATCTAGTCAGAGAAAATATAGCGATGATATAGAACATGAATTAAATGTTTACGATGCTGCTGCTGATTTTTGGAAATACGAAGGAGATCAATCTAGTCATTTAGAAGGACCAGAACATCAGATAACGTATATAAATGAAATAATAAAAGACACAGTAGATCAAGCAACGTATGAGAATTTAGCTTATGCAGGTTTGAGAGTTAATAGTTCAAAAGAATGGACAAACTTTAGCCAGTTTTCTGCTTACTTTAAGAAAGGAATTAAAGTTCCAGATTTAGTCAATAGTCCATCTCAAGGGAATAAAGCATCGAGTTTATTTCCTGAAATTGCCTATGCATTATTAACAGATGAAAAACTAGGTGCTGGTGCAGTTATCAATGCCGATTCTGTTAATAAATACAATATGGGTATTGCTGCTAAGTTTTGCGGATCTAATCAATTTTTTTGGGACGGTGTGATTTCAAATAAAATTAATTTAAGAGAATTTATATTTGAACAAGGGATGTATTGTTTATTAGATTTTACGATTGTTGGAGGACAATTTAGTTTATATCCTGCTGTTCCTTTTGATGATAATACTCATGTAATGAAAAATGATAAAGATGTTGTTATTAAAGCAATGTTTACTGACGGTAATATAAAAGATTTACAAGTAGCTTTCCTTAGTCCTGAAGACAGGCAAACATTTAAAGCAAATGTTCTTTATAGAAATGAAAAAGAAAACGGATTTTCAGAGAATGAATCTAAAATAATACGTTTACATGGAACGGAATACAATGATGATCCATTAGAAACTTTTGATTTAACTGGTTTTTGTACCAGTGTGGATCATGCCGTAAAATTTGGGAAATATGTTTTAGCAACAAGAAAATTTGTAGATCATACAATTACATTTAAGACAGCTCCTCATTTTATTAATGGTGTTCAACCTGGAGATTACATAAGAGTATTTTCAACAACACAACACGTTCAGCGATTTAATAACGGTGCGATTCTTGATGATGGAACGGTTGTAAGTAAAGACACTATCAGCGGAAGTAAGACATTTTATTATTGGAATCCTTCAGAAGAAGTAGTAAAAGAAGCGACTGCTGATTTTTCTACGCCAAGTTCAATTCAACCTTTTGCTGGATCGTTGTTTACGATTAAAGAATCTAAAGCTTCTGATCAATGCTACAAGGTTGAAAGTATTACGTTTGGAGAAGATGGCTTGATCGAACTTTCTGGATCGTATGCAGAATTAGATGGAACTAAATTAGCTATGCTGCAAAGATGGGATGATACTGATGTAAATAATCCCTTATTTGATGTGGAGTAACTAATGGCAACAGAAAAACAATTCCCTACTATTAAGCCAACCTCCAGAAGTTATTCACCTGGGACGTACCCAAGTACAGATTTTGAATCGTTAGATGGTACAAAGACACATTTACGTTTTGGTAATAAACGAGTAAATGCCACATTGCAATTAGGTTTTTCAAATATTTCTGATGATGAGGCTGCTTTAATTTTAGATAATTATGTAGAAGTAAATGGAGAGTGGAATTATGTAACTTTTAATCGTGGGTTTGCTACGTCAGGTATGGAGCCTTCAGACCTTTATAATTATGTTAGAGAAACGGGTGGATCAGGTTTGAAATGGCGTTATTCTGCTCCTCCAACTGTAACAAGTACCTTTAAAGGAAGAAGCAATGTAAGCTGTTCTTTTGTCGCTTGTCTCGATTCACCGTAGAATAAACGCAATGTTTTTGATTTAGGGCTGTGGCGAAGTATTTCAGTGGAAAAGACGGAAAGCTGTATGTAGGTGACGTTAATGTCGCTCAACTACAGAACTGGAGTTTTTCACAGTCAATGTCTGTACTTGAAATCACAGCAATGGGTGATACCGACAGAACATTAAAGCCAGGAGTTAGAAGTTATTCAGGTAGTGCAAGAGCTTATTACTATACCGCTACTGCTGCTGGTGCTCCTAACGTAACTGATTTATTAACAGCAGCTATAAAAGGTAGTGGAACAGAATCAGACAAAGTTACGTTAAAACTTAGATTAGAAGAAGTATCAGGTTCAGATACAAACGCAAGAGATATTGAATTTGGTGCTTATGTCACATCAGTTTCTATGAGTAGTTCTGTAGGGGAAATTTCATCTGTTGATTTTAGTTGGGAGGCTGATGGTGCTCCAAGTACTAATACTCTTTCTACTTAATTGTGGCTGTTTATTTTGGACAAAATGGCGAAGTAGAGATTCGCAGGGATACTTTGTCATCCCCTATTCAAACAAAGTTAGATCCGCATGACGTAAATACATCAACTAAAAGATTTTCAATTGACCGTTCTTCTGGTTCGTTGATTACTGGAGATCGTGTAGAGATTGCGACAGTTGATAAAAGCACATTAGAGCTTGTAAGTGGTCATAGTCATCCAGATGGGAATTGGTATATTTATGTTGATAAAATGGGTGGAATTAGATTATTTAGTACGTTTGCGGCTGCTATTACAGGAAGACAGTCAGATGCTTTAACACTTGTTACTCCTAGTGCAGCTAAACAGGTAACACTTCAAACTGTTAACTCTAGATTTAGACATTTAGCAAGAGTACAAGATTTTGAAATTACTACGAATAGAGATCAAGTTGATTTAACTCCTTTAGGTGCTCAGTTTAAAAAGCAATATGAAGCAGGGTTAATTAGTGGTCAAGGAACCTTAAATTGCTTATGGGAACACAGTTCAGATTTAGCTGATAATACTGAAGTACAAGATCCAGAATTTCCTTTTTACCTTGCTCAATTAATTATTCGTCTTCAGCAAGGAGCAGATTTTGATGGACGTTTTTATATCTATAAAGATTCAAATACTTCTCTTCATACTGTTTGGTACGAGGCCAAATGTGTCGTAACAAATGTTGCTGT